CGCGTAGTCCGAGACGAAGCCCTCAGCCTTCGACACCGCGAAGAGCGCGTCGTGCCACGCACGCACCTTCGACGTGTCCTCGTTGAACTTCTGGTAGAGGAACACGTTCAGCGCGTGCCCGAACTCGTGCATGAGCACGAGGCTCACGCGCTCAGGGTCGAGCGTCTGCGAGAGACGAATCTCGTTGCCAGTCCAGTAAGCGAGGTCGTGCGGGTCGAGCACGTTCTGCACCGTCGGCAGATCCGTCGTGATGAGCGTGACGCCGACCTTGTGATCGAAGAGCACCTCGGGAGTGCGCGCGACCACCTTGTCGATCTCCGCACGCGTGACCGGATCGCCGACGCGCACGACGAGTCCCTTCTCGGGCACTGATTCCTTGTACGTCAGGTGCTTCTGTCGCTCGGCGCTCTTTCGCAGGTCCGCGTCGAGGCGCGCGCTGCGTTCGAGCTTCGTCGGCATGAGCTTGTTCTCGTCGTCGAAATCCCATCCATCGGGCACGTGCACGAGTTCGCAGCCACACCACGGATGCACCGGCCCGACGACAGCCTTCCACGCGTGACGCTTCACGCCGATGTTCGAGCCGTTCGCCTCCAGGTCCGCAAGCGAGAAGATGCGCGGCTTGGAGCCGGGGCCCGCGGTGAGGTGCAGGCGCACGCAGTCGGGACACGCGTCGGGTGCCGGGAGCTTCGCGACGCGCACGTGCTCGGGCTTCTGCTTCACGCGCTTCTTCAGCGTCGAGGAGAATCCCTCCTGGAAGGCGCGCTGCTTCTCGGTCGCTGCGATGCGCCCGAAGCCTCGTGCCCAATCGCCCGTCTTGTGCCCGAGGTCGCTCGCGAGCTTTCGCCACGCCTCTCGACGCGCGATGTTCGCCTCGGTCGCCGTCTGGATCTCGTGCTCGAATCGCTTCCGAAGCTGCCGGTCGGTGTCGATGGCGATCGTGGAGAAGTCGTCGGCGATCTCGTTGCCGAGCCCGCGGCAGTGGATGCCTGCGCTGTGCTTCGCCACGTCGAGCGCTGCCTGCTCGTGAGGCGTGAGCGCGACGGGCTTCTTCTTCTGCCGCTTCGCGAAGCTCGACCACGAGAGCCCCTTCACGTACGCCGCGTCATCGCCTGTGGGGACTGCTCCGAGGTCCGCGCCGTAGTTGTACGCCGCGCCGATCCAATCCTCTGCGAGCGGAGCCTCGTGTCCGGGGTCGGCCACGAACACGTACTGCATCGACGCAGGCACCACGCCGTCTGCAATCAGACGCGTGAGGTCTTGCTGCGAGAGGAGATTCGGATCGATCGTCGTCGCGACGAAGCCGAGCACGTGGTCCGTGAGGATCTTGCGCACGGCCTCCATCTGCGACGGCGTGAGCAGCGGCGGGAAGGCCGGGTGATTCGACTCCTCGGCCTTGCGCAGATCCGTCAGCAGCACCGTGCGCTGCACGAACTCGTCGGCACGCTTCACAGCGTGCTTCAGCATCTCCTCGAACGCCTTCACGATGTGCTCGTTCAACTCCTGAAGCGCGACGTAGCGCGAGAAGGTGCGCTCGCCCGCGTGGCGGACGTGCTCGGCCTTCAGCAGCAGATGTGGCCCCACGACGATCTGAGCCAGCGTCAGCCGATCCAGACCCTCGGGGGCTTCGATGCGAACGCGCGCCACGAGTCCTCCGTCAGCACGCACCGTCGGTCGTCAGGTCCCCCACGATCGCCCAGCGCACCTTCGTCGTGTTGGCCGACAGGTTGTTCAGCACGACGCTGGTCGTACGCACGGTGCCGTAGAAGACAGCCTTCACGCCAGCAGCAGCGCTCGCGCCCGCGGGGTTGGCCGGACGACGAAGCTCGATCGGGCTCGTGCCCGGTGTGGAGTTGATGCCCGCGTTGATCGTGGTCGGGACGGGGAGCCCGAGCGTCGCGCGCCCGGTGCCGCCCACGATCTCGATCGTGGAGGTCGTGCCCGTCGTCGGACTCTCCAGCCGAAGCTGACCGGCATTCGGCTTCGCGATCGGCGTCGAGAATCCTGCGAGCGCACACGCCGCGTTGATTCGGTTGATGACCTGCGTGAGCGTCTGGTCGCCCACGAGGAACACGACGTTGATGAGCGTGCCGTCCACCTCGAAATCGAGAGTCTCGGCACCGACGAAGCCCGTCGGGTACGCCGCGCCCACGGCGTCGATGCGGCCCGACGTTGCGAGCCCGCCGCCGAGCGTGAAGCTCACGTCGCCGTCCTCAGCCTCGATGTAGAGGATGCGCGCTTCGGCGACATCGCCGAAAGGCAGCACGACGTTCGTCTGAAGCGCAGCGAGCGTGAGCACGCCAGCGCTCGCGTGATCGAGCGTGTCGAGGATCTGCGAGCACGACCGCTCGAACAGCGAATCGTCCAGGCTGTTGTCCAGGCCGATCTGGAAGCTCAGGTCGAGAAGGGTGCGGACGCTCATGTCGGATCCTCCGGTAGCTCGATGTCGATGATTTCACGTCCGCCTTCGACGCGACTGTGGACGCGGGACTTGCGGAGGATGCCACGTGCCATCTGCTCGACGTACGCGCTCACGTGGAGAGCCTCGTCGCCCGCCTTGCCGAAGGGGTTGCCGCTCGGGCCGGGAGGCTTCTGAGCGCCCACGGGAGGCTTCGGCGGACCACCGGCCTGCGGAGGCCCTCCACCCGGCTTCGGCGGGGGGCCTCCACCGAGGTCTTCCTCGTCGTCGCCGGGAGCCGTGGACGGCAGGGCTTCCTGGTCGCCCATGCCCATGTCGCCCTCGCCCTCTCCGGGCGGCCCTCCCTGTGCAGCGGCTTCCTTCTGCATCGCCCACTGCATGTAGGTCGGATTCAGCACGAGTTCACCGAGACCGTTCGGCAGAGGATCCTCTTCGTAGAGAGCGCGCACCTCGTCGATGGTCTTGTAGTTTGTGACCGCTTTGACTCGACCCTCCTGCTCCTTCTCTTCGGCAGCGGCGTCGAAGCCTGTGAACGCGAACTCGAAATCCGGTTCGAGTTCCCAGATGATGTGCTGGTTCAGGTTGTCGGCGATGTGATCCATGAGGGGCACGAGCCCCTTGTCCTTCGACTCCTGCACCTCAGCCGCGTTCGGGCGCGACTGATTCAGCGATGAGGTCTGCCCGCTGTTGCCGAAGATGAAGTTGATCTCGACGGGATCGATTCCGAAGACGGCGCACGTGAGCTTCGTGAGCCAGTCCATCCACTGCCCGTACTCCATCTCGCGGTTGTTCGCGTGCATGGAGACCCACTGGATGTCCTCGCTGTTGAGGATGGGCGTCTTCCACGCGTTGCTCACGCCGGAGACCATCGAATACCACATGCGTCGGAACGCACGAAGCTGTCGGTCGGGGATTGCGCCCTTCACGTTCAGGATGCCCTTGATGGCAGAGCCCTGCATGAAGAATCGCTGGTTATACTCGAACCCGTAGAGCCATGCGGTCACGAGCGAGACGAGCATCTCGATGTACGAGAAGCCGAAGCCGTTCGCGCGGAGGTCAGAGCGCGGGTTCATGACGCACCACGCGATGTCCTCGGGAGAGAACTCGGCGATCGGCGTGTCCTCGTAGACCTGCACGTGCGAGACGCGCTCGCGCATCTCCTTCACGTTCATGTGCTCGATGTCGGCGGACGCTGGCCGGATGCTCTCGGACGGGAGCGCGATGAAGCGCGAGACGCGACCCTTCCGATCGCGAATCTTCTCGAACGCCCACTGGTCGTAGGTGAGGATGTCGCGCGTGCCCTTGCGCAAGAACGTGCGGAACGAATCGCGGTCGGCGGCCTTCTCGTCCGGCAGGAGAAAGCCCGTCGTCTCCAGCATCCGCTCGATCTCGGACGCGCGCTTCTTCTCCGCGGGAGTCATCACCTTCTTGCGGTCTCGACGATCGCGCTGGATGACGCGGAAGCCCTTGTCGTACGGACCCTGCTGCGGTCGGCCGAACTGCGCGACCTGATTGCAGCGGATCTGGATGATCGACGCGATGACCGTGTTCTTCACGCTCATCATGCGCAGCGTCTCGTACGTCATCGCGGAGGGGCGCTCGCGCCAGCCTCCCCAATCCGTCACGGCGTACGGATCGTGGAAGAGGGCGCGAGGCTTCTCCTCGGTCGGCTCCGCGAGGCCCGCTGCGGCGAGAGCGTCATTCATCCGGTCGAACGGGATGTCCTCGCCCTCGTCGTCGCCGAGTGCCTTCACGAGCGAATCGAATCCGCCCTTGAACTTGTCGATCAGGCCCATGCGTCTCCTCTACGCCTCGGGGCGAGGTTGCGCGCGTTCAGCGCGGGCAGGTGCAGCGAGCGTGCGGGTTCGAGAGATTCATCGACTTCGTGAGATCCGCACTGCCGTGGATCATACACGTCGGCGAGACGTTGGGCTTCCACTCCGCGCTCTGCCGGTAGTCCACGTTGGCGAGCCGCGCCATCTCCGACTTCGCGAGATTCGCATGCGGGTCGTGCGAATCGTCGATGAAGAGAGGCGCGGTCGGCGCGGGCTCCGCCTTCGCGAGCGTGACGCCGACGTTGTGGCCGAACGGATCCGGCACGATGTCGCGGTACTTCCGCTGCGCGCTCTCCGAGAGCATGAGCGGGCGCGTCACGCCCTGCCCGCCCATCGCCGCGAGCGAGTCGTAGTCGTTCGTCCACGTCCCCGCGTCCGAGTAGGGACGCACGAGCCCCTTGCTCCGCAGGATGTGCGCGATCACGTCCTTCGTGACGTTGTACTTCGTTGCCGCGCGCTTCAGATTCTCGTTCGAGCCCATCATGCCGACGAGTTCGCCGAGGATGGCGTTCGCGTACACGTCCTCGATGTTCTCGCCCGTGCTCGCGGGCGGCACGAGCACGTTCTGGTGCTCGCGCTCCTGCCGTTCGTGCTCGTACGCCTCCTCCACGAACGCACAGAGGTAGTCGTAGAGGTACTGCTCGGGAATCGTTCCGGGGCCATCGCCGATCTTGCCTGTGAACATGTAGAGGCCCTTCGTCATCTCGTCGCTCATGATCCTCTCCTCCAGGCGACGCGAGAGGTCGCTCTTCTCTCCAGCAGACTTCTTCGTCAGGAACTTGTGAACTGCCTCGATGGGATTGAGACCTGCGTAGGGAGCCACATGCCGCGCATGGGCCTCGGGGCCTGGCTTCTTGCCGTCGAAAGCCTTGTGCTCCGCTGCCTCCACCGGGTGCTTCGCTCCCGTTCCTTCCTCGTGGGCGCGGAACGCCTTCTCTCGCTCGGCGAGATTCGCTCGATGCTCCTCGGTTGCTTCTGCGCGAGCTTCTGCGCGAGCAATACCAACCCCGAACCCCACACTGCGGTCGCGGCTGATCTTCGCGAGCTTCTTGGCGGAAGCCCTCACCTTCGCATGGGCCTCGTTCACCCCGTAGTCGTAGATCCAGCCTCCCTTGCCGTCCGGCTTGCGAGACTTGTACTTGTGGCCCGCGGTCTCTCCACCCTTCGCGAGTGATTCGAGCGCGTCGATGTTGTCCATGCTCTTCTCCACCGCGCGCGAGCCCTTCGGGGCTGCCTTCGTCTTGCGGTGCACGTGCTTCTTCGACGCTTCCTCCGCATCGGGAATCA